GGTGCTATTTTTGTTTTCCAGCCATATCTACACAGTTCTCTCAAGTATTCATCTTGGTCAAAACCATCTGGACACTTAAATTGTGGTAGTTTAGGCTTACTTAAAATATCATAATCCTCAATCAAATTTGCTACATAATTTGTATTTTCTATTTCTTGTGCGGTATGTAATGCGGCCATCTCTTCTTGTGAAGGAATATGATAGTTATCGGATGTAAAAAATCCAGACAAAGGAACATCTTCGTTATGGCTAATTTTTCGACTAATTTCCGGAAATGTGGTTTTTAGATTATTACAAAGTAGAATTCGCTGATCAATAGCGTCCTCTTTTCTGCAATAATGAGCGTCTGGAGTACATATAATCTTTGTGTTCGTTTCTTTACCTAACTGTCTTATGGCATCTGTTAATATTTTTTGTACTGGTAAATTATCAATATCCATTAGTTGAGCTTCTAGAAATACTTTATTATCAAAAATAGTCTTCAGCTTGTTGATTAAATTTATACCTAAGGTTTTCCAATCTGATTTCAATTCGTAATTATCCAATATCTCATCGGCCAAAAGAGAACCAAGATGTCCTACTATGGCGATAAGATTACCGCTATTTAATTTTGATAGATGTTCTAAATCCAATCTTGGCTTATGATAATAATGCTCTGGCTTATTGGATTCTGACACTATTTTTATTAAGTCTAACCACCCTTTATAATTCTGAGCAAGAACTATGAAATGACTTAAGTTTTTATTTTCCTTGTTCTGTAATTTAGGATCTTGCTGACAAATATAGAGTTCGCAACCAAGAATCGGTTTGATTCCAGCATTTTTCATAGCTGAGTAAAACTTCACAGCACCGGCTATATTGCCATGATCTGTTAATGCACAAGCGTTTGCGCCAATTTCTTTGCAGCGTTCAGCCATTTGCTCTGGTTTTGAAAGACCATCGAGCAAACTGAACATACTATGTGCATGAAGAGGAATATAGTTCATTCTGCGCTTCCGGGTGCTTTGTACTTACCAACAGTATATCCTGGAGTCATATAGGTGTCAACTACATTATTTATACCAAGCAACTCTATATCATGTTTAACTTGTTCGCATTTGGTCATGAGCGTATCAATTTTGCACAACTGTCCGTCCCTATATTCTAGTATTGGCAACACATGACTATTTTCGAATGTTGTTTTTCCAAAATGGCATAATTTAGTACATTTCCAACTTTTATTTAGTTGTGGTTTAGTAGTATTTTTTATGATTTCAAATTTGGATCTAATCATATCTTCTGTTTTTGGTAAATCGCTTTTATCATAACAAACACTAAATGCTCCGCCATCATTAATAAAATTGATCGTAAAGATTATATGTTCCATATTTGGATATAAATGACTCACAGCATAATGATAAATTCTCAATTGTGGATCATTCTGTAATTTAGCCAATGTTTTTTCTTCCCCAGTAGCCCAATCTAATCGTCTGCCAGTTTTCCAATCAACAATTTCTATTGTATTGTTGTCTACGCTCGTAATCAAATCAATAGTGCCTTTTATAGCCAAATAACCTTCTAATATACCGTCTTTTGTTTGATAAGAGTATTTAGCCCAAGGTTTTTTTATTACAATATCAAAGTGTTGCTCAGGCTGTAAGATGGTTCTGTTCCTTGGATCAAAGGCTCCACCATGCGCCTCAATCGCTTTATTGACCCACAGATGACAGTCTTTATAGTCTTTGGAACTCCACTGGTGATGTTTAAACTGCGACGAATAGTAGTTATAAACCTGTTCGATAATAGTGTTCAAATTATATTTTTTGATATCAATATCGCCAATAATATCGTCATTATAAATGCTTTTCTTTTCTTGTTCATATAGTTTAATATAGGCTAATATTTCCATAACCTTATGTACTATGGTTCCTTTATCAGCCTTTTGATTGGATGGACTTCGTATGCCCAAATTATATTCGATAAAATACTGCATTGGACACATGGAATGCGTTCCATATGAACTGCTTCTTAAGTATGTGATTATAATTGGAATAGTCCTTTCTTACCTAGAAAATGTATTATTATGGATGTTTGTTCATCAATAGATATAGAATCATTATTCACAACCAAATCAAAATGAACAGGATCATAATTTGATGTATCTAATGCTGTTTCACTAGCATGATCAGAATTATATGGATTACGTGTAAGTTTTATAACTATTCCACCAGCATCTTTTACTGCTTGTACTTCATTAGGAAAACGGCAATCTGCTATTACTGCTATATCTGGTTTATCTACAGATATTTTGTTAATAGTGGCAGAGGCCCATACATCGTGTTTCATTTTACGAAACACATCAGTGCCAACAAATTGCATTACTTCTCTTGCTGTTAAGTCTTTACCTTCCCACACCAATCCTGTAGAAGTGTTTTTATCAATATCATCACCATAGCACTGTTGATAAGATAAGCCAAAAATATTCATACATATATCCTTTTTGAGAGGATCTGCAAAATTATACATCTTGGCACTTAAGGGTGGAGAAACTTTTAATACAGCTTCTGAACACGTTGTTTTGCCAGATTGCTTACGTCCAGCAAATGCTACGATTTTTGTCATTTGATACTTTCTATATATGTCTTAATTTCTTGGTTGATTTCTTCGCTATTCATTTCTCCAATATCGGGTTTGCTGATCTTGGGAACAAAAATCCTATATGTATTCTGACATTTTTGTTTGATGGTTTCAGCTGCTTTTCTACCAGCATCATCATTATCTGTTAGAATAATAAGGTTCATAGCTCCAGAAGAATCTAATAATATCTTTTGCCTATCGCTTAAAGACGATCCAAACATAGCTACGCTATTATGTATTCCATTTTCTTCTAATCTCCATACATTACCAGGACTTTCTACTATAATTGCTGTAGATGAATTTAGTATGTGTTCTTTAGCAAACCAGAAATTATATAGGGTATTTTGACTCTTGAAGTCAGCGTTGTGCTTCCATTTAGGAAATTTCCATACTTCATCAGGCTTTGGACAAGAATTTTCTGGATGGTGATATGATTTACACGATGAACATTTTTCATAAATGCTTCTGCCAGTACACCCTATCATATACTTATAATCATGATCATATATAGGCACAACTATCCTGTTGCTCATTTCTCTATCGGGATTTGTGCATAATCCCACATCATATTTTATTAAAACCTCTGTAGAATAATTCCTATTGATATAATATTGAGCAGGAATTTGTAGAGATTTGGTTATTTGCTGTCTAGTAATCTGAGACTTAGTTATTTCTGCATTTTTACTTATATAATTTATTACATTGGTAAATTGCTTTTTTTCTCTGTCGGCTCTAGAAATTTTGATATCTTTAATATCTTGTTTAATAAATCCTAAAGCATAATTAACAGCATCATTAAATGAACACATATCATCACCAGGATTTGTCCATCCGTGCTTATGGTGAGATAAAACTCCCCTTATGAAACCAAGAATAGAGCCCTTAAAGATTTTTTCACAATTGTGAGTTCTACACTTCCAATTGCCTCTATATGTATCTCCTTCTGGATATAAATTAAGAGCAGAAGCATTGTCCCCGCCATGTATGGGACAAGCCATTATGATCATTTTAGAATTGGTTTTGTATTCAACATTTAAAGCATTCAACAAACCATCTATATTATCGCAAACCTGATCGCAAATTATTTTCAGTTTTAACTGATCATTCAAAGGGGATTTGGTCTTCTTCGTCATTGTCTTCATCTATAATAAAGCCTTCGTCGCTAGATTTGGAATTATGTTTAATTTCGAGATGTGTTTTGCCTTCTGTGATTTTGGCACACCAGCCCTTCATATGACAGTTTATATAATCGTTATCATCTAATCCTCCGCCGTGTCTACTGACGAGAGGAATTAATTTACGATTACCACCATCCGGGCCATCTTCTGCAATTTCTTCATCGCTTTTACGTTTGAAAATACTAAAATTACTACATAGCCAAATGATTCTATCCGATCCACTAGCAGAATCGGTGCTTTCTTTGGTTATGCCGTCGCGGTTTAACTGAATGAATGCTACTATAGGAACCTTATATCTAACAGCAAAATTATGCAAACTAGTCATCATAAAGCCTAAGACTTGGTATTCTTTT